GCTCTAGATGGGCTGAAGGGTGTCCGAATCTTTCAGGATGAGATTGATGCTTGGATTTATAAGGCGGTTGAATTCCAACGCTACGACATGATCTTAGAAATCCTCGGACGAAGAAGCAGATGGCCGTTGGTCAAACTAGAGTCAGCAGTCTTGCGCACATTGATTTTCAAAAACCCCCGCTATCTAGCAAAATTCGTAGCGTCTCCAGCCTTTCATCCGGAGTGCGCGTATCATTTAGAAATGCTTGCGAAGACAAAGGATGAGGATGTTCATCGTCTAGCAACTCTATTTGCGCTTCCTCGCACAGGGAAACTGCTGGATGCGATAAGATGGCTGTTTTCCTGGCGTTTATATCGGCAACTTTTCCACAATAATCCTGATATTCAGCGTCGCATTCAACAGCAAAAGCGTCTGCTTCGCTTCTGGCTTCTCATAGTCAAAAGAAATCTTCCAGCATGGAGGGATTCTTTGTACTATCCGGGCACTGGCGCCCTTTATCGTAAGGCGTTTGCCTCTTTCAAACATGACTTGCCTTGTATGCTTACTTGCGTTTGACCTGCTTCCGTGTCTGCTGTTTGCGCTGTACTTGCTTCCGGGTCTTTTGCTGTTTGCGCTGTACCTGCTTCCGGGTCCTCTGCTGTTGACGGCGTTTCGGCCATTCTACCTTAGGATGCCATACACCATCATAATTATAATATCCAGCACCCCAAGTCATTTATTTTAGATGAATAAAATTATTCTTACTTGCGTTTAACCTGCTTCTTTTGCTGCTTACGAGTCTGCTTCCGGCTTTTCTGCTGCTTTCGTGTCCGTTTCCTTTCTTTTTTTTCAGAATAATATAAAGCATCCATTGCTTCAGAACTCATGGGAATTTCGGGTATTGAGTCTTCCCACTTGGGCAAAGATGGCATAGGACCGGGTTTGTCCCTTAGATATGTATCAATATATTTTTGCATAATATCAAAAGGTGTTACTGTTTTATCTTTGAATAGTGGTTTTTGCATGAACGCTACTTTCTTTGCCTCCGCATCTGGTCCAGAAAAAAAAGACTCATGCTTGTAAATAACATCAGGGCAATTCTGTGAAGATTCCATTAAATGTTTCGTAATTATGGGAAGAGTCTCTAATGTGTCATAATCAACAAACACCTTTTCATCAGCCATAATACGCAAAACTGAATAAATAATACATGGTTTAAGATTTGACATCTCTACTTATTACTTCTGTTTTCTTGTAAACTTCTGCTTCCTTTTCTGCTTCTGCTTGCGTGAACGCTTACCTCCAGCCCCAGCAGCCTTGGCCATTGCTTGTACAGCCTTAGCACTTTCATTACCAGCAGCCAAATTATTTAGAGCACTTGCTGCTACATTTCTAGCAACCTTGTTTCTGCGTGCCTGTTTTTTTGCCCTTCCAGCAGCAATTTGTTCCTCTGTAGCGTTAGGGTCATGGCTAGCATTACTATTGACTCCATTGTTGTCATTTTCGTTGTTCACATTTTCTTCATTTACCATTCCTGTCGGAGATCCTCTTCCAGCGTTCTGAGGAATCCGAATGGCCAGGCCTGCTCCACCAGCGCCGGCCTGAGCCGGTTGAATAAGAGCATTCGCGGCTCCTCCACCCCCTCCACTTCTAGCCCACGCAGGAAGATTCAGATCCAATGAAGAATAAACGCAATCTTCCGGCTTGAGTCTATCTACAGCACATTGAGCACACATCCTCATTTTAGGATTAGTAGGACCGCTACACAAAACACCTTTCCTTATACAATTATCGCATTTTAACATCCCTACTTTTGGCAAAGGTTTTTGATTCTGCGCCCGTAAATTATAAAAACGTCTATGTCTATATTCAATGTTAAATTCATTTCGTAATTGATTTATATTTTCGCGTGATAATTCTCTTTTATCTCCTTTCCACCAATTTAAATTTTGCCGCAATAAGCGTTGGCGCACTGCTTCTGTTACATTATCACCCATCCCTAGTCAAACAAAATAAATAAATTTGAATTCATAAATTTCCAACAACAGTAATAAGAAAATGCCTTCTTTCATTGCCTGGAATGTTAATTCACTCAAGAATATTGTTAAGAAGAATAATTTTCAGGAGTTCATTAAAAAGGAAAGTCCCACAATCCTCGGCCTCGGGGAAACAAAGTTAAATGGCACAGAAAAGGAAAAGGAGTTTCTCCAAGAGTTGGACGCAGCCTTCCCCGAATATCCATTCAAGTATTATAATACGAGCAAGGCAAGGAAGGGATATGCTGGAACTGCTATGTGGTCCAAAGTAGAGCCAATCTCGGTTCAGTATGATACGCATCCAACAGATCATGAACATAGTCAAGAGGGACGAGTAATTACTCTAGAGTTTCCTAAATTCTATGTGGTCCATGTATATACACCGAACGCAGGGCAAGATCTAAAACGCCTTGATTATAGAACGAACGACTGGGATACTGAGTTTCACCGCTTTATCACGAAGCTAGAAAAGAAGAAGCCAGTAATCCTCGGCGGTGATCTCAATGTAGCCCACAAGGATATTGATATTTTCAAGCCGGAAACTCATCATCGTTCTGCTGGATTCACCGATGAGGAAAGAGCCAATTTCTCCACACTGCTAGAAGATATGGTAGATACATACAGGGAAAAGCATCCCGAAAAGCAGATCTTCACATATTGGACATATCTCTTCAAAGCGCGTGAACATAACAGAGGCTGGCGTATTGATTATTGGCTGGTTTCAAAGATTCTAGCAAAGAAAGTCAAGGAAGCAATTATTTATTCAGACCAAATGGGTTCAGACCATTGCCCGGTAGGCCTCATCATCTAAGTATTTTCCCTCTAATAGATAGGGATGGAACGCAGTTGGGCTAACATGATAGAGGAAGAAGACCCTAATTTTTTTAAGCCTAAAAGCCGGTCGCGGTCAAAGGCGATTGAGCCACGCGCCGCAACTGCTGAAGCCAAAGCCTATGGCCGCGGAGAAGTTGTCCACCGCCGAGCACCGAAGTGTCTTAAAGGGTCAAACTGTCCTAATGCGAACTGTACTTTTTTCCACGGAGCTAAGGAATGTAATTTCGCTGCTGGAAAACACATTAATACAAGGAGATGGCTCCCTGGTGGTAAACCGAATCCTCAAAAGGGCAAGAAGATGGTCTGCGGGAAAGGATCCGCCTGTGAATTCAATCATCGCAGTGCAACACGCCGAGCATCAACGGAAAAGAAAGTCTATGAGAAAGCCCGTTTAGAGCAAGCCCCTGTTCTTTTATCGGAGGCTGATTTGGTCGCTGCGTATCCCGCAATAGAATATAAGGCAGCGGATGCTTGGTCCACAGATGAAATGACTCCATTAGATAAAAAATGCTTGATGGCAAGTTTAAAAAAGAGCCCCGCAGATTTTGATGAACATGGTGATTATATTGATATTCGCTTTCATAATAAAAGCAGAAGCAGAAGCGGAAGCCGCCGTAATAAAAATTGAAAGCCCAAAACCATAAGAAGTAACCGGAACAAAAATGGCAGAAATTATTAAGACAACCGACTATAAGAAATTTGTAATTAATGGCAAGGAAGTGCCTTTCTCCGCCCTAGACCGCTGTCTTACCAATGACAAAGTTGTTGCCTCGTCATCAGGCAAATGGTCTATGGTAGTCCGGGGAAAGCAGCCACCTCTTGTTGGCATTCTTGATTGTCTTAATAAGACCCGCTATGGTTTTACAGCAAAGAATGTCCCGATTTATCTCTTTCATCCTATGAATAAGGCATATCCGCCCTTTCGTGTCGGCTCAACGATTGACCCGACGCAAAATTATCTTTCCGTAATTCAATATGAAACTTGGGAACTTGGTCAGTCTATGCCTCGTGGATCTCTCGTTCAGAATCTGGGCCCAGTTGGAGACTTTGAAGCAGAGGCAGCAGCCCTATACTGGCTATACAGTCCATGGACGGGCTATACCAAGAAGACCTCTGAATACACATCCCCAGAGTTTGACGTGACAGACCGTATTGAAATCCGGTCCGACTACGGCTGGCAGACATTCAATGTGGACCCCGATGGATGCACTGATATTGACGATTGTTTCTCATATCTATGGGATGAGTACCAGCAAACAGTCCAGTGCGCGATTACCATTGCGGATGTGGCCGCAATGATTGATGAGGGTTCTCCGATTGACTTGGCTGCTAGAAAAACGGGTCAGTCACTCTATCAGGATGGTAAGAAGCCGCGGCATATGCTTCCTTCCACAATTGCTGAGGATTACGGTTCCCTTTCACCCGGCGATCAGCGTATTGGCATCACCCTCTTCTTTGATTATGATAAGCAAACAAACTTCATTGATAATATTCATTTCAAGGAGACAATCATTACAAATCAAAAGCAGTATACATATGAGTCTATCAAGGCGACCCATCATGCGGATCTTCTCAAGATGCTTTGTGGGAAGCTTACTCCGGACCTTGGAGAGCAGGTAGAAGATCCCCACAATTGGATTGCTGCTCTTATGATTTTCTACAATACGGAGTTTGCACATTATATCCAAGGCACAGCAGGAGGTCTTCTTCGTGCGCACAAGGAAGCCGACCTTCAAAAGCAGGAGATGCTAGAAGCCATTGACCCTGCCCTTAAGTTTCTAGCAATGTCCTCTGCTGTCTATATTCCCGCGACCGTAAAAGACACCCGCCATCATGGTCTGGACGCAGAGGTCTATACCCATGCTTCATCGCCTCTCCGCCGCTACGCTGACCTCCATAATCAGCGAATTTTCAAAGAGATTTATCATGGAACAGAGCAGCGTCCAGCAGATCTTCAGTTGCTGGAAAATCTTAATCAGAAAGCGAAAGACGCAAAGAAGTATGAGCGGGATTATGGATTTCTCCAGGCCATCTTTGAGACAAACTCAAAGATTATCAGCGGAAAGGTTATCGGTCTCAAGCAGAAGAATTCTATTGTTCGGATTGAGATGTGGATTCCCGCATGGAAGCGGATTCTTAAGATTTCACTTGCTGGAAACACGACTTCTGAGAAGTCAGCGGAGGTACTAAGCCGCGATGAGAAATCTGCGCATTCCATTACAGTTGGTCAGACACTAGATTTGGCCTTCTCATATGATTCTACAAAGTGCAATTGGAAGGAACGAATGATTTTCCGAATTATTTAGTTTCGCGGTAATAATCCAGCATATTATACATTTCTTCTAAAAATAAAAATTGTTCAGTCGTTACAGTTAAGACACTAATATCTTTTTTGTTAGATCCAAAGTCAAAAAGAGAATCGCCTATATGTATCCATGTACGTTTATTATCCGATTTATTTAGTTTTAATTCCATACGAATTGCGTCCCCCTTGTTTATTTTAATTGATTGCTCTCCATCAGTTATTTTTAGAACATCCATGTTATCTATTTTAAAATTATATTCTTAATTTATTTAAACGCACTCTTATTATTAACATAGGATGGAAGAACAGCAGCAAATTTTGGTCGTAAAAGGCTGGGAAGGATTTGCAGATCGTCTTCAGGCTCTTTCGCATTGTATGAATTATTGTATAAAATACAAAGCGGCAATATGCATTGATTGGCGTGATTATATGTGGGGACAGGGAACAGAAGATTTCGCTGATTATTTTGAGATTGTTGGAATCCCAGTTGTACCTCTTGCTACTGTTCTTACTCGTGTAACAGCCGGTGCTTCTATCAATCCTGCGGCTTATACATATGAGTTACTTCGCGAACCACCTTCACAAGTTATCCATTTTACGGAATTTCAATCTAAAATAGATAACTCATGTCTCAAACAGGAAGGCAATATTATTGTTCATAATTCAAAGGGAACACGAATGTGGCATTTGAGTAATCTTATTCAGAATATTCGTGTAGCAGAGTCTGCTAGAAAGCAAATTATTCAGCAACTGAGTGGATTACAACTACCCTATACTTCAATTCATTTACGAGGAACTGACCGTAAAACTGATACAACTATAGCACATGTTGCTAGTGGGTACGCAGCACTTCCACCTCATGCTAAAGTCCGTTCATATGTAATTACTGATATGCGTACGTTAGCTGAAGAATGGATACAGAAAAATCCAGAATCAAAATATGTAAATGAAAATGCGCCTGTTCTTAAAATCGCCCCAGTCACACAAGGAACACATATGTTAGCAGCTGAGGTGTTGGAATTCTATGGAATTACAAAACGAGAACTGAATTTAAATACAATTGCGGATTTTCT